TGCCTGACGGCGGTTACCAGGTAATCCCAGTAGGCCAGCGCCTGGTCAAGATGGGCGCACCTGGTACCCTTGCCTTTGTCCTGAGCGGCAAAGAATACGGTGATGGGCGTTACCTCGAGGTAGGTTTTTGCTGCCCTGGCTTCTAGCTTCTTGGTGAAGGCGTCCGGGTCGAAAGGCTCGAAGTAAAGCTCTTGAGCAATGGGCTTCAGGATGTCCGCCTCCTGGACTGCCTTGTTGGCCTGGGCAGCCTGCGTGGCGGCTTCGGCCTGCTTGGTCTTTTCCCTCTCCACATCGACCCTGGTCTCCCTGTTGACACCAAAGATGGTGCCAGCAAAGACTACCAGGGTGGGGAAGTACTGGGTGACGAGCTGGGTCAGGGATTCCGCCTGGGATGGGTCGACAACGTAGGTGTTGATCAAGGCGGTAGCTACAGTTGCTAGGAACATGGTAAGCTTCTTCTTGCCGGACATGAAGTTCTTCATTTTGGCTTCACCTCCCTTGTTTTAGCTTCGATTTTAGCATTATGTAAGGTGTTGACATTATGTCAAACCCTCATTTGACCGAGAAAGGGCTTGTTTTCTTTTCCCAGGGTAATCAGGCATAGGTTATTAGATGAGCACGGCTAGGGTGTCAGGGATGGGCTTCTCGGCCTTTCTGTAGTGGGTCGCCAGATGGCGGGCTGCCTGGATTATCTCCTCGTCGGTGGCGTCCACTCTCTGGCCACGGTGGCCGCCTGGTGACAGCGCGGCCACGGCTGCCGGCATCCTGTCCCAGTCCACCGTGCGCTCAATGCCTATCTTGCCCTTGATGGCCCGGAAGATTGACTTGGTGTGATGGGGCAGCTTCCAGGTGTCGGTGTCCTCCTTGTCCCCAACAATGGCGAAGGCCTGCCAGGGTAAGCCCTCCTTGGTCTTGGGTAGTGCGTCTTTGACTTTGCTTGACATAAATCCCTCCTGGCGAGGCTAAAGCCTCGCAGTACATGTTGTGGTGCCTCCTATTCGTAGTTACCGGTGTAGAGTGCCCCTTGCTTTAGCTTGCGGGCTTTGCCGAAGCGCTTTAGCTGCGTCCGGAACTCCCTTAGCCTGTCTCTGCCCCAGTAGGCGTAGTCCCTGTCCACCTGCGGGCCTCCGATGTTGGCCCGGTCGGAGTGGTACTGGCTCTGGCTGGCGGCGGCATAGCCGCCGCTCCCCATGGCTACCAGGCCCTCAAACTGGGTTGGGATGGTGGAACTGCTGCCGTCCAGAGTGTGAACCTTGCTCCAGAAGATGTAGGAGTCCTCGCCGTCTCCCTCGTAGTCGCCTATCATGGTTAGGGTGTCCTGGTAGACGGTGAAGCGTTGGAAGATGCGGGGATGCTCCCCCACGGGGAACTCTATCCTGTCTACGGATACCCTGTCGGTTAGAGCTGAGATGTCTATTTCGCGGGAGCCGTCGGTGGTGGCGATGGTGTTCTTCATCTCCCTGGGGATGTAGCGGGAGAACTCGGCTACCGCCCTCTGGATGGCGCGATCTACCTCGTCATCCGTCCAGCGGTAGTTGTCGGAGCCCTCGTCTTTGAGGTCTCGCCTTACCAGGCCTCTCATTGTGGCTAAGTCCATTTTCGGTCCCCTCCAAATTCGAAACTCTAATTCCTAAGTCCTAGACCCACCTCTGGGCGAGGCTAAAGCCTCGCACTACATGTTCCCCAGCCCTTGGGGGGAGGGATCCCTTCGTTAGCCTCAGGGCAGGGTTTGCCCTCCCCCCAGTTTCGAGGAGGCGAGGCCCTGGGGTGGTCAAGCCCCAGGCCGCCCCATGGTTAGGCTGTGCTGTCAGCTCTGGCGTTCAGGAAAAACAGCACCTTGGTCGCCGATAGCACAACACCGATTATGGTGTTGGCATCGCCTGACGTGGTGGGTGCCGTCTCGGTGATCTCGCCATCGTTACCGGAACCTACCGGTATGATGTCCCCGCTGACGCCGTCGGCCAGGGCAACGACCCTGCCCTGGATTACGCCGCCGGTGGTGGCTATGGCGCGCTTCCAGCCAGAGCTATAGCCCAGTACGTCCCCACGGGTCACTGTGTCTGCCAGGGTTACCGTGGGGGCTTCTGGACCCACATTGGAGTTTTCGATTTTCCTGTCTTTGCCTGGATCGCTGAATGCCATCTATTGCATCTCCTTTCGAGCTATGCGAGATTCTTCGCTTCGCTCAGAATGACATGTTGGTTAGTCCTGGACTCCGATTAGAGCGGCGGCCTTCTTGGTGCTGAATAGCGCCAGGGAGACGTACCACTTTATCCGGGTGCGTTGGGCGTTCTTGGTCTCCATGGGGCCGATGGGTTCGGCCTGCATCAAGCCAGGGCTGGAGACGCCACACAGGCCAGCCTCGCCGAACTGGAAGGCGTAGATGGTGGAATTGGCGCCTGCAGTGTAGGCGGTCTCAACGCTGCCTGACAGGGTGTGGGTGTCCAGGATGAAGTCGTTGATGGCGATGGGGATGCCATTGTAGAGCTGGACAAACTCCCCTAGCTTCCCCTGCCCGACTTCAAGGTTCGAGCCGGCTGCCCTGGCCAGGGCGTTTATCTTGCGCCTGGACCGGCGACTCATCATCAGCATATCGGGCTTGCCTCCCAGTATGGCATCGATAAGCTGGTCAAGCTTGGCCAGGGTTAGGGTGGCCCCGGTGGCGGCCATGGCGATTACCTGCGTGCCTGCGCTGCCGGTGTCGATGATCTTACAGAGACCGTCAAACTGGTTGGCATCCGAGGAGCTGTCACCATAGATGAACTTGTCCTCAAGCTCGTGCCTGACGGCCTTGGCGGTCAGCTCAATGATGGCGGCCTCGATGTCCTGGACATTCGACCTGGTCTGCTTGATGTAGTCGTCTACATCGGCGTTCTGGCCCAGGATCTTCAGCGTGGCGGTCTGCTGGCTGAAGTCTGGGGAGGGTGACGTTACCCAGTCGTCATTGGCGGCATGCCACTCGGCGGATGGTAGGGTGTTCTCACGGTTGTACGTGAGAGCATTGCCTACGATCTCGATAAATGGCATCTCCTGGAGTAACGGGCACTCCTTGATGGTCTCCTCTATGATGCCGACCAACAGGGCATCATTGGAGAGCTTGGCGGCTTCGGTTAGGGTTACTGCCATAGGTTACTGCTCCTTTCGGGCTTGTTCTAGCCCGTAGTTGATTTTCTCGCGGGTGCTCATGGCCGATAGGTCAACAGGTGTGCGCTGCGGGGAGCCCGCCGGCACCTTGGTCAGCGCGGCTAGCGCCTGCGCCTGAGCTTCAAGGCTCTCCTGAACCTTCCCCACCAGGGCGGTAGCTTTCTCCGCGGATGCCTTGATGTCGGCGATGGTGCTGCCCTGGATTAGCTCGTCGGAGAATACGGGGTTGGAACTGACTACCAGGGCGCGGTAGTCGGCCACTGCGTAGTCGTAGGCCGCCTTAGCCCCTTCAAGCTCGGTGCGGGCGGCGTCCCGCTCCTGGGTGAGTGCGGCTAGCGCTTCCGTGTGCTGCTCGGCCTCGGCTTTGAGCGTGGTGATTTCGCCACCTTTGGCCGAGGCTTCGGCCTGAAGCGTCGTAATGCGCCCCTGAAGCTCCTGAGTAGCTGTTGCCACAGCTCCCTCAGTCTTGGCCTTCTCGGCTTCAAGCTCGGCCTTGAGCTGGTCGTACTCTTCCTGGGTGACGGTCTGGTCTTTGTCTTTGTCGTTTCCATTCAAGGTTGTTCCTCCTTGTTTCTATTGCTATTCGGGAATCTCCATCTCCGCGGCTACGCTTCTCTCTCGCTCTCCGCCACGGGTTGATCGAGACCTAAATTCTTGGTTCATCTCCAGAATCCTCCGCCGCTCGTCAAGCCACTTGTCAAATTCAGCTTCCGGATCCCGTATGCCCATCTCGTCCATGGCCGTCCTCCTGGAGTGGACGCCCGACTGGACCAGAAGCTGCTCGTTCTGAGCTTCCCTGGCTCTGTCCTGGGGCAGTACTGCACCCCAGATGATGCGGTGGCTGGCAGTGGTGAGATCCTCCTTGTTAAACTGCTTATGTAAAGCTAGGATTAGCTCGTTGCGCCGCTTGTAGACGGCGGTCCTTATGGTGCGCTTTCGCCTTACTTTCTGAAGTAGCGATTGCAGCTCCACCTCCAGGGCAACGCCTGATAGCTCCCTCTCGATGCCACCGTAGGCTGCCCTGGGTGCCTCAGAGATGTCATGTAGGCAGCGGTAAATCATGTCTATAAAGTCGATGTGTAGCCTGATGCCGCCGCCCTGTAGCAGGTCCAGGAGATAGGCCTTGGCTTCCTCCGGTATCGTCCAGACGGCGCCGGGCTGTACCTTTATGTCCTCGGCGGATTCGACACCCTCCAGGACGGCAATAGGATTCCCTGAGACTTCCAGGATGCGGGAGAGCTGCGTCAGCGCCCGATTGAGCTCACGCTGCGCCTGCTTTAGGGCGGGGATGTCCGAAGTGCCCCAGAAGTGCTTCGGGTCCCTGAGGTTGGGGAATATGACAAAGGGAATGAACCGGTAGGGGTTGGGCTTGGATTCCAGGCGGTCGTTGTCCAGGTACAGCTCGAATAGCTTTTCTGTCCACAGCTCCGATATCGTAGCTGTCTTTTTGGTGCCTGCCCTTGAGCCTGGCGAAGGGATGGTGCGGTGGTACAGGTGTTCTACTTGTTCCTGGGTGAGCACGTAGCGGGAAGCTACGCGCCACAGCTTGTTCAGGTCGTCGCCAAGCCACCAGGCGAAGATGCCGTTGACGTCCGGGGAAGTGACTCTGATGCGCTTCTCCTGGCTGTCCCAGGTGACTTTGTAGCAGCCGTCGCCCAGTATGGCGGCGTCAACCTCGGTCTCGTAGTCAAGCTGCTGTAGGTTGTTGGCGTTGTAGACATCGTATATCACCTGCTCAGCTCTCTGGGCGGTCTGCTTGGCCTGGTCGGTAGCTTCCGGGGGCTCACAGGCGAAGTTGAGGCCCTGCATTAGATAGCTGGTGAGCTTGTCCACGGCGATCTTGGCATAGTTGAACACGAGCTGGCGGTTCTTGGAGCGCTCCGTCCACTGCTCGCCGTTGTAGAAGTCGAGGTTGGCCTTGTAGCTGGCGAACCTGGTTTTGTCTAGCTGGGCTAGTGACTGGGGGGTGAAGTCAGTCATTTCGTACTCCTCCTGTGGCTTCGCGGTGACGCCACTGCCCGTTGCACTGTTCTCTTGCTCACCCCGAAAAGCCCAGCTATCTCCTCGATGGTCTTGCCCTCCCGCCTGAGTTCAGCCATCCGCCTGGCCCTGGCCGACATCCTCACCCTCTGCTTTCCCCTCGGCTCCTCCTCCATGCACCGTGGCAGGGGACAGTTCAGACACGACGGAAACATGGCGCACCCCTCGTCCCGCCAGCCAACCTCCTCAGGCAACAAGTCCCCTCCCAATGCTTCTTGTGACTTTCGGCTCTTCATTGCCCAGCTGGAGGGTCTCATAGTAAACTAGTCTAGCACGAATGTTCTACCAAAGCAAGCCGATTTTGTCACTTTTTCACCCTCACCCGAACCCTCTCCCGTCGAGGGAGAGGGAAAAGGCGGTCACGGGCCGAGGGAGACGGGAGAGGCAGCAGGGTCCGACTACGCCATCGGCCGAATGGCTGACCCGGGGTCAACCTTTCCTCCGAGGCAAAATCGGCCATCCTGTCGATTACACAGCCACACCAGAAGAGTAGACTTGAAGGTGAAATAGACTGGATAATGTGCCGGTGTAACAACGCAGACAAAGGTGTTTAGACCCGTCCGAAGTGCTTCTTCCACATTCCACATTCACCCAATCTCTGTCCCCCAAAATAAACAAGGATGGCCAGGACTATTGCCTTACACCGAGAAGACGGAGGCTAGGTCAAGCCCCTAAAACTCAGCTTCGAAGAGGTGCTTTCGCCTTGACAAACCACACCCACGGGAGTATATATTAAACTATGAGGTTAACGAGTTACCTGGCGCTAACCCTGGTACTGGCCGCGGCACTGCTTGCGCCATCGGTCGTCTGCGGCAATGGCGGCTGAGTCGAGGGTGTTTGCCCCGAAGTTATCGGGGAATCACAGGACGCCGGGAGGGTAGGCTCTCAGGCAACGATAACCATACCGGCTGGCGCCTTTCCGATGAGCGGGGATTATGAAGTCCGGTGGAGTAAGACGCCGATCACCGAGGAGACGGAGTCCACCGTCGTAGCCAGTGGTGAACTGGAGCCAGGTACCACAACGGATGTGGTGGTCAGTTTTACCATCCCTGAGGCATCCTACGGCACAAACTACATCCAGTTCAGGCGCGCTCACCGCCCCGAGGACCCGTACGGGTTCGTATTCAATGTACGGCCGGACCTCGAGTTGAGCCCGAAGTCAGTCCCACCCGGGGCCAAGGTCACCGTCAAGGGCACCGGTTTCCCGGATGAAGAAGAGGTAGAGCTGAGCTTCGATGGCGAAGACACCGGCCTGGAAGGTGTCACTCCCAATAGCGTGGGCACTTTCACCGCTAAATTCACCGTCCCCGACGCCATCGCCGGCAAGCACGAGCTCAAGGCCGCCGCGGAGGGCATGTTCGGCACAGATGACCCCACGGCCAGCCTCCAGGTGGTACCTACCATTAGCCTTGAGCCCAAGCTGCCTGAAATCAACAGCGAGGCGACCGTCACCGGCTGTGGCTTCGCCGCCAGCAGCCCGGTAACCATTGAGTACGACGACGAGGCAGTAGTCGACTCGCCAAAAACCGACGAGCTGGGCAAGTTCGCCGAGACCTTCACCGTGCCCGAAACCCCTGAAGCCAGCCACGAGATTACCGTCACCGACGGGGCTGGCAACACGGCTACCCTGAGCCTGTCTCTCGAAGGCGAGGCTCCGCTGGCACCGGGTACCATAGCGCCCCAGGCCGAGAGGTTCGGCTGGTTTGGCTCCGAAATGGTTACCTTTAGCTGGTCCGGTGTCGAAGACCCCAGCGGCGTCACCTACGTCCTGGAGATAGCTGACAACCTCAACTTCTTCCCCCTGGCACCAGGTATGAGAAAGGCGGAATTGACCCAGACCACCTGCCTGCTCAACGTTGAGCCGGGTACCTATTACTGGCGAGTTAAAGCCGTTGACGGCGCTGGAAACGAAAGCGAGTGGGCGCTTTCCCCCTACGCCTTCAAGGTCGGTTTCTTCTCCATCTGGTACCTGATCACCGGCGGCTTGTTCTTCCTCATCGTCTTCGTCTTAATCATCCGCGCCTTCTTCCGCCGCGTCACCGAGTACTACAAATAGACATGTGGTGCCAGGCTTTAGCCTCGCCAAACCTAACCCCACCCGGGGCGACCTTAAAATGTCGCACTACATGTGGCGGGTGAACCAGCTATGACACAAACCATACACGTAGCGCCAGGCTTTAGCCTGGCAGAGACGTTGAAACGGCCGGCTCCAGCATCAGTCAAATGGCCGACCCCGGGTCAACCTTCCTTCTGAGGCAAAATCGGCCAACAAGCGGATTACACAGCCGGGACACAGGAGTAGAATTGAACGTGTAGCGATATGAGCAACGTGCGGGCAGGGCTCCGAGGAATCGCAAACTCTAATATCCAAATGCCAAACAGCTCTCAAATCCAGTGTCACCGTTGCTGGGCCGTATCAACATCTAATAATAATGAACATGTAGCGCCAGGCTTTGGCCTCGCCAAACCTGACCCACCCGGGGCGACCTTGAAAGGTCGCACTACATGGGGGGTTGAACGGGGCGCTGGTGAATTATGGCAGGAATATTTTACAGAAACTCGCCAAACCTCACCTGTGGAGGGGTTGACAGGCGTGGTAGAATACTACTGAGACAAGGGGAAACTCTTGTCCAGTGGCATATGTATGTTTGAAAGGAGGTGATGCTGATGAAGGAAAGCCGAGGTAGGCCTCGACCTACCAAGGCAAGGCAGAACGGTCCTGACTCCGGGACATAAAGCGGTAACCTTGCGGAGTAGCCTGATGGGCAGGCTGAGAGTAACCCACCAAAAAACTGAATAGTTAACCCTTTACGGGTTTCAAAACTGGAGGTGGATTGGTCGAATCCGCCGAAGGTCCCTGGAGAGCAATCTCCAGGGTTGACAAAACTTAGGAGGAATAATGAAAACCAAATATCCAAGTATGTTCGGGCTGTTAGCCGTGTTCATGTTGGTGGCGAGCTTTGTCGTCCCGGCGAACCTGGCCAGTCCGGCGCCTGTCGAGGCCGACCCCGGCATCTGCAAGTGGGACACACTGGGCATGCCGGGCGCGGTGGTAGGCAAGAATGACATACTGAACCCGACGCACCTCGGCTCCGAGATAATCGCCATGAGCGAGATGGGGCCCGACGGCGCCACCCAGCTGGCCATAGTGAGCGACACTGCGGCCCTTCCCTGGGGGGCACTGACCCACCTGATGGTCACCGGGACTATGGGCATCTTCTGGACTACCCCACCGGGCAACCACCTGCTGAACGCGATGATTGCCGCCGGATGGCCAATGGGGGGGAATTCGTACGACTGTGCGATTGCCTCCGACGACGCCAACTTCTGGGTGGTGGTTACCGACCGCCCCGACCAGGGTCTGACCGGTCCGATTGAGGTGTGGGTCACCGAGAACGGCGGCGCCACCTGGGAGCTGACCGACTTCTGGACGGCATCAGGCCAGTTTGCCAACGAGTACATCGGCGCCATCGATATCTCCATGGACTACGGTGGCAAGCGCGATATCGCCGTGGGCGTCCGCAATGGTGGCAACAACAACAATGCCCGGCTGGAGATCTGGGTAGTGCAGTCCGCCGGCTACGCCGGCTGGAACCTGCAGACGGTTCTTCCCGCCGAGGCTGCTGCGCCGAGAGTCTGCGACGTTCTGGCCCTCAAGATCTCGCCGACCTACGTCGGCGATGCCGCCATGGCGGTTGTCTTTTGCGACGACGCGGGCGCAGTAAACCCCGCCACCTACTTCAACGTCGCCCTGCGCGACATCAGCAACGTAAACGACATCGCGTCGTGGGCGTACGGTTCCTCGGTGGAGGTCCGCGACCCGTCGTCACCCGTTGGCGCGTCACCCGACCTGACCACCATCGTGTCGGCTGACCTGGCGCTGCCGAGTGACTTCTCGGGCCAGTCTGCCAGTCTGCGGCGCGCCTACGTCAGCATTGACTCTGGCGATGCCGCTGGCACTAATGTACTGGGAACCGATGAAGAGGGTATCTACCGGATCGATGACACCGTCGTGTACGAGCTGATGGATACCACCACCATCGCCAACAAGCGCATCAGGAGCATCGCCTACTACGGCACCTATGCTTCGGGTAAGCTGCTGGCCGGCGAGCGCCTCGGTTTCCCGTGCACGGCCACCGTGCCGACATGGTTTACCGACTCACCGACCACCTGTCCCATCCCCTGCTGGTACCCGGCACTCAAGCCGACCACCGGCGCTGCTGGACAGTGCACGGTTCCGCCTTGCCAAGTGGGCGATCAAACCGGCGAGGGCAATGCGCTCGTCTTCTGGAACCCCGACGGCTCGCTGGCCGTGGTAGGGACCGGCTGCCTGGGACCGCAAGACCAGGCAACTGGCTTGTGGTGGGCGCCCTTCCTGGGGGCTAGATGCCCCGATGATGAGTCGGCTTGGGCCATAAGCCGCAACAACGGCGAGACCTGGAACCAGCTGGGCATGATCGACACCACGCCGGACTGGTTCAACGACATGGCAGTATCGGCTGACTGCACCACGCTGTACCTGGCTTCGGTCAGCGCCAACAGCACCTGTGATCCGTGCGACCCCCTACCGGACCCGGCGGACATTCCGTGCCCAACCACGGGTTGCGACAACTTCGACAGCGTGTGGCGCACCAGCAGCAATTCCGCTGTGACGTCGCCGCTGCCGGCGTATCCCATCGGCATGTACTACGAGCGGGTCTTAACTCGGGTGACGGCGCTTGACTGCGAGGACTGCCAGACCAACCTGCCATTACTGAGGCTGGCACCGGACAAGACCGACGGCGAACTCGTCGGCTGGGCAGCTCAATTAACGCAGGCGCAGGCGTGGTCGCCTGACTTCGGCGATTTCTGGGCCAACGTCAACCCCAGAAACGTCATCCAGGACTTCGCCTTCGAGTCGAGCACCATACTGTACGACCTCGATCCCAGCGGACTGGTGCAGAAGCTGCCGTACACCGGCACT